CGGTGTTCTTCTCCAGGCGTATGCAGGAGTAAAATGCCAAAAGAAACTTTAAGTCAAGAAAAATATAAAAGCGACATATTTTTCTTGACTTAACTTTCCCTCATGGATAAACTATATCCATGAGGTGATGGTGATGAAGCGTAAAATTGAAGAACAGCTTTTAGCTTGGAAGAATAAAACCGCTCAGAAGGAAATTTATGTACCTGATCATGGTAGCGCTATTGCCCGAATGCCGAATGTTTGGGAAGGGATTAAGCCGAAAGACCTAATCGGTATTCCGTGGATGTTGGCTTTTGCTCTGAGACATGCCGGTTGGTATTTACGCCAGGACATAATCTGGGAGAAATCGAACTGTATGCCGGAAAGCGTGAAGGATCGTTGTGTGAAATCTCACGAGTACATTTTTCTGTTCAGCAAAAGTTCTAAATACTATTTCGATTCCGAAGCAATTAAACAACAGGCAAAGCCATCGACCATGAAACGGGTATCGCAAGACTTAGAACATCAAACCGGATCTACACGGTCGCTGAAAAAGAACGGAACAATGAAAGCCGTTATCGGCGGTCGCAAGCGCGCAAACCAAAATGGGATTCTCGATGATTCCAATCCCATGTTCAGAAGTAACACCGACCGAGAATACGAATACACAGACTATGCCAACAAACGCAGTGTATGGACGGTTTCAACAGCCCATTGTAAAGAGATGCATTTTGCCGTGTTTCCTGAAAAGTTAATCGTGGATTGCATTAAGGCTGGATGTCCGGAGCACGGGATTGTTTTAGATCCATTCATGGGATCAGGAACTACTGCTGTTGTTGCCAAGAAACTGAACCGGCATTATCTCGGTAGCGAGTTGAACCCTGATTACATCCGAATCGCAGAAAAAAGACTGATTTACTACAAAACACAACAAACAATGTTTTGATTATGAAAAGCAGACGAGCAGAACAGGTATTACAAGCAGCTTCCTTTACCAATGAATACGGCTATCAATATGTTTGTATTGACAGTGCTTATGCAGCCGTCGAGCTTGCCGAGCGAGATGCAGAAAAGGAAATAGCCCACTACCGCAAAGAGTTGGAGGAATCCAAGCAACGCAAAGAGTTAGCCCGCAAGGTAATCAACGACCAGAGGAAGGAGATAGAGAGATTGAAAGCAAGAGCAGAAGAAGCGTTTTGCTTTAAAGAATGCGGCGTAACCTGTTGCGACACAGATGGATGTGAAAACTTAAAAGCATTTCTTCAAAAGCTCGATGAGCAATGAAAATTACCATGCCGAGCAAATTTTCAAAATAGTTTAACCGCCTCCGGGCATAACATTATAAGCTATGATTTTAAGATTTAGAGAAGGTTCCGCGCTTCATGCCGAATTAAAGCGGATGTACGATGTGCGCGAAGCCACGTATAAAGAGGCATGCGACATTATCGAGGAGTTGGTCGGCGAGCGACCGGAAGGATTCAGATACCTATGGGGCTGGGGTTTCACCTGTGCATGGGATCCGTACACGGTCGCATTTAAAGACGGTTTTGTTCCCGATTCCAAATTGATGTCGGAAAATACGATAGTATCGAACCGTGAGCATAAAGCATACAAAGTGCTTAGAACCACCAAAAAAGGCCGGGAAGCGTCGGATAAATTCAAGAAATTCTACAATTCCGTCACCTCCGACGGTCTGGAAAAGTTGGGTTTGCCTCTTCATGCAGAAAGTCGGTATTTCTATTTCATGCCCAGCAAAGATGAAGCCGGGTACTACCTCGCGGTTAGCAATGGTATAGCCGATGTGCTGAAAAAGAACGTCGATATCACGATTGAAATGTAAAGCGATGAAAAAGATCATGTTTAACGACCGGTACGGCCTGACACAAGCGGTAATCGAGGGTCGAAAGACCGTAACGAGACGAGTAGTCGATGTTTCGGGGAAATATTCAGAGTTTCGGGTATGGCAGCCAGCCGTAGAAATGCCTGACGGATTATATGGATACAACGATGATGGTTGGGTGTACCTTTTTGAACCTTACCGAAGGGATGAAATTGTGGCCGTGGCGCAGCGTTATGAGGATATACATAAAGAGTTAATGGCCGGAGACTTTGGAGATTGTCGTTTCGATAACTTCAAAAATGCCGTAGTATCTGGAACGGCTGGATGGAATAATAAAATGTTTGTCCGCGCCGATCTGATGCCACACCAAATACGAATACTCGATGTTCGTGCCGAACGGTTGCAGGATATAACCAAAGAGGATTGTTTGAGGGAGGGAATTGAATTGATGTCGGTTTATGAAAAACTATGGAGTAAAATGCCAAAACCCATGTATCGTAATCCTGTATATGTCGGATTAATAGAAAGCGATCCCCGCGAAGCCTTTGCTTCGCTCATCGACAAGATCAGCGGACGTGGAACCTGGAATAAAAACCCCTTTGTTTGGAGAATAGAATTTAAACTGGTGAAATAATGACGACTCTACCGCCCATCTGCCGGGCATTGGCAATGGGACTGAATGAAGAATTTGAAAAGATGAAAACACCCCAAGAAGCGGCCAGAGAGTACGCCGAAACATTATGGAATAGAGAATCCACCCTTGAATGGGATGTCAGCCGTGATGCCTGCAAATCTCGTTCTGAGCGAGATTTCCTCGCAGGCGAAGAGTTTGGTTATCGCAGGGGCATAATCGAATCCTTCCAGTGGCTTCCAATAAGTGAAGGAAATCCAGAAAAATACGATTTCGTGATTATGAAGGATGAAAGAGAGCCGATACATACCAAAGGATATTTTGTTGTATCGGGGGAGCGAGCCAAAAATTGGGGTTTCCCATACATCAAAAGTGGTTATACTCACTGGCGGCTAATCGAACCAGTAAAGAAATAAGAAGATGAAGATTCCGAAGTACAACAAGGGCGACACTGTATATTTTTCAGCGAGGATAAGTAAAGATCGTCACTTCGATATATTCGTAATGACAATCACAAGAGTATACGCCGATGGAAATATATGGCGATACGACATGACGGGTGAAACCTACGAGATACAAGGACTTCCGGAATCCCGAATAACAAACAAATGTATTAAATGATGGATACAAAGTTAACAGTTGACGAAATTCAGATCGCACTTCGGAATAGTGGCATTTGGAATAAGCGGCAGGATATATTCATCCCGAATCTTTCGTGGGGTCTGCTTGACTACGAAGCAGATTTGGTGATAATAACCAAATCGGGATACCTGACCGAAGTAGAGATCAAACGGTCGTGGGAAGATTTCAAAGCTGATTTCAAGAAAAACCATAAACATGATGATCCGCGAGTTTATAATTTTCATTACTCCGTGCCGGAATCAATTTTAGACAGGGTCGTAGATTTTCTACGTGAAAAGTACGGTGCAATATGTCCATCGGTACTTGGTGTGTCAGAGACAGGGAGCATCAGGCGTTACGGCGGCGGTACCCCTCACCGGGGCGGTCGCAAGCTGTTTATTGAAGAACAACTTACTGCCGCCCGGCTTGGGTGTATGCGGGTTTGGAATCTGAAAGAGAAACTTTTAAAACAAAAAGCGAAAATACATGAAAATCAAAGACATTGTTAACTATCTCATCTACTACCAGAAATGGAGACGCGGAGCAAATATAGAACAGCCAAATCCCACGGAGATCGGGGAAGCCATCGACGGGGCTTTCGGGAGCTCAGAAACTTTCAAAGACTGAAAAGAAAATGGAAAATTAGAGACTATGAAGAAGATAATTAGACACGGAGACCGATACGCTAATGCCGTATTTTTACGTAAATGCTGCGCTTGCGGCTGCCAGTTCGAATACGAGCGGCAAGATGTACTAAAAGTCTATTTCGACCCATTGGAGCATGTTGACCTTTGGTATGTAGGCTGTCCTGAGTGTGGGGATATTACTGGATTTGAGAAGCCAGAACCAGTAAGATGATGTTTAACCGCCGAGAGGCATAATAATAAACTCATGGGACTTTTAATCATTACAGGGATTTTGTTTATCACCGGAGTTATCTGGTGGATTGTAACCGGGAGATGGTCTGATCCTTCGGGTGGAGCTATCATTACCACGGTAATTTCAGGAGCAATCTTAATTATCGAATGTCTAACTATTGCTTTGGCACAAAGCGGATTTAAGAAAAATATCATGGATTATCATGCTCTTGAAATGCTTTTGGAAAGCCATAGGAATGAAATGAATCCGATGGATCGGGTATATGTCATTCACGATATCCATGTAAATAACAGGGTTATCAATGCACACCGAGCTCACTGTGATAGCTTCTGGATCGGGCTATGGTACTCGGAGGAAATCGGGAATTTAGAGTATTTGAAATAAAAAAAAAACAAAAAAAATGGAATCAATAGAAGAAAAGGCCCGACGGTGTGCCCGTGCCTCACAAAGTTTAGTAATGGATTCAACAGAGGAAGATGAATTATACGTGGATGATATGATACGCATGTTCCTCGCAGGCGTCGAATGGGCCAATCGCTGGATTAGCATAGAAGAATATTTACCTAATGGATGCGATATGATTTTAGCAAAAGAACCGGACGGAAGGTTGGATCTTATTACCGGATGGCAATTACATGAACGCATCAAGCCTTATGCTGTTGATAATTTTTATATCGAATGGCGACTGGTTGAACATAAATAACCGTTTAACAATATTAAACTATGGAAACAAAAAAATGTTCATCATGCGGCAACGAATTGCCTATTAGCCAATTTCATAAAAATGCGGCAGCAAAAGACGGGCTTCAGCCTTATTGTAAGGCATGTATTAAAGCCAAAAGAGACAAAATTATGCATGATAGCAATAACGCACTTCGAGACTTCAGCCCGCGTGAATTAATTGCAGAACTCCGTGCTCGCGGATATGAAGGGGAGTTGCGCATAGTTCATAAAATAACAGTTTAATATGAAAGTTCTTTTCTCCACAATCACCACCACCCTACTCGTTATCATCCTGATTCGGGTAGAGCACATAGCGGACAGGATTCCAGAAATACGGTTTGATTCCATTATAGTCGATCCGCCGCCGGAAATTAAAACGACTACACCGATTATCCGTTCGGATTGGGATTTATTCATCGAAGCCCTGATCTACGTCGAAAGCAAAGGAGACGAACGGGCCGTAGGTAAAAACGACGATGGCGGAGTACTGCAAATACGGCCCATCGCCGTAAAGGAAGCCAACCGTATCATGGGGTTCGACAAATTCGCCGATTCCGACCGTTTCGACCGCCTAAAATCCATCGAAATATGGGAAACGATACAGGAATACCACAATCCTGGGAAATCATTCGAAAGGGCCTTAAAACTCCATAACCCCAACGGTGGGGAAGAATATTCAGACAAAGTAATGAACAAATACAAGCAACTCAAACATGATAACTATTAAATCGCTCGCAAAGAAGCTGGAAATTGCCGAAATCCGCATCTGGTTTTTGATTCGGCAGCGGATTATCAAGACCACGAAGAAAGGAACTGATATTTTGGTCGATGAATCGGAGGTATATGACTACCTGCAAAAACGCCCCGAACTATGGGATAAATGGAAGATAGACTATGAATACTGCCAGACTCACAAGATAGCATAAAAAAGCAAGGACTCCCCCGAAAGTTCGTCCCTGCCAACGTCCGCCCAGACATCCTCAAAGATATAAATTTTATATTGAAAAACATGACGACACCTTCAATAAAAAGAAGACGAGGCGGCAGACGCGACGACTCAACGGTTCACATTAACTTCACAAGGAAAGAACTGATAGACGAACTTCGGCGGGTGGAGTTCTATTGCAAGGTGGTAGACCGGCGGGCTCGAATCAAAGAACGCAGGAATGAAAAGTAATTTTGTAAAGCTGTAATTTTTTTATTTATGAATGATATTGCCATTTTTAGAAATGAAAAATTCGGGGAAATCAGGACAACTGAAGTTAATGGAGAACCGATGTTCTGTGCATTGGATGTATGCAATGTGTTAGGTTATTCTAATCCGAGTAAAGCTATTGCAGATCATGTTGATAATGACGAGCGGTATAACGAATCGTTAGAGCGCGGTGGAACGCTATTGTTTATTTCCGAAAGTGGATTGTATTCGCTTGTGATTCGAAGCAATAAGCCTAACGCTAAACCTTTTCGAAAATGGGTGACATCGGAAGTTCTCCCCGCCATTCGTAAGACGGGTAGTTATACAATGGCTCTTCCTAAAACATACTCAGAAGCACTTCGACAACTGGCAGACACAGTGGAAGCAAAAGAAAAAATACAACTCCAATTAGAAGCCAAGATTGAACAGCTCGACGAATCAAAAGACTGGTACACCATTAAACGATGGGCGAAAGAGCACCATATAAACTGGAGAAAAATTTCATGGCGAGCGTTAAGAGCCATTTCCATAGAGCATGGGTATGAAATAAAAAAGATATTTGACGGGAATTACGGGGAAGTAAATCTTTATCACAAACAGGTTTTTGCTATTTTATATGACCAATAAACTTGCATAATGTCCCGGACCTATTGACCTTTGCGAAAACAGATTACTCTATGGCTGGAACGTCTGATTTACTGCGGGAGATCGCCGACATGCTCGATGCGGGATTCTTCAAAAACATAACCGAGGATGATCTCGACAGGGCGAAAAGGGTGATTATGGCATTTCGGGATGTCAAAGTTGACTATGAGCAGGCGAAACGAATCACCGGCAAATCCGATTCGGCTTTCAACGCGAAAATATCGCGTTCCGGGATACCCGTCTGCAAGGAACGGCTATACAGGTACAGCGATATGGTTAAGATCAAAAATAAAGAGGTTTGACTATTGATAGTGCCCCAGGGCGGATACGACAAGCACTTCAACCGTTTCTTCGTTTATCCGATATATCAACCTGTGTTCCGAACTTAGCCGCCGAGACCAAAAACCGCTATATTCATGTTTGAGTTGTTCAGGGTTGCCTATTCCCGTTTCGGGATGATCTTCGAGTTCAGATAAAATACGGTCTATGTGTTTGTTTATCGCTTTGTTTCCACTTTTACGATGAGCGCAAATATCCTTACTCGCCTTCCGGCCTATGCTTATTCTATATTTTCCCATTCCTTTCGCGCTTCTTCAAGTGATATAAATTCCGTTTTGCCTGCTTCATATTCCTTGATACGGCGGGACAGTTCGGCGATATTTCGCGGATCGTCGAACCAGGGATCGCCTGAAGGGGATGGATTAAGACTGATACCGTCGCTAACCACTAATTCAATAAGTTTACGCCCGCGCTTCACAAATACGCGAGTATGTTCGGCCATGTCAAAGTATTTTTTTTGATTGTTCCGAAACTCCGAAGGGCTAATAGTAATTGCATCCATAATCTTTTTCATTTGTACGCACTTTTGTACGTTTTCTTGTACAAATATAATGCCTTTTATTGAGCAATGCAAATTTGTGTGGGTTTTCAGAACTAAACTAACCAATCACACAACTTGCTGATTATCAGATGTACTTCATTTTAGGGTATATCTGATAATCAGTAAGTTAATACTTATCTTAAATTTGGGCAACAAATCTTTGCTGAAAACGATCTTTTTAATTGGTAATTAAAAAATAGTTTGTATATTTGTGATGCTATCTATACTAAAGGGCCGAGATGCCCACCCCATTCACAGGTGGTTTTTTTATGCCGTGTTGTGAAATTTTAAAATATAGACTTCGGTCGTGTACCCCCGTACGAATGTTGTAATGACATCGTAAAACCCTTTAGGTAGATAGCAGCGGGAAAGGCACGACCGTTTTATTTGTGTCTAACAAAATGCTATCTACCATGTCTAACACAACCTATGCCAGCCGTCACAAGGACTGCGGCTTCGCGATGGAAGTCATTTCCGACTCCTTATCTATCTACAAAGTCTCTAAGCGAGGCAATGAATCCCTTCTCTGTATCAAGAACAGCCATGACGAAATCACCGTTACCCTTCGCCATGCAAAAATGCTTCTCGAATCCCTTTCTCGTCTCATCGAAGACCGTACCGTCACCGGCCCGCAACCGGTTTACAACTTCAGAGAATGCGTTAACGCTGGTAGAATCGTTAAAAGGGGGTAGACATGAACACCATGCAAATTTTCAATAATCAGCAATTCGGACGTGTTCGGGTTGTCGATGTTAAAACAGTGCCATATTTTGTAGCTAATGACGTATGTTGCGCTCTCGGATATTCTAATCCAAGAGACGCTATTAATAGGCACGTTGATAGTGAGGATAAAACTGGTGTCGTGATTCACGACGGCAGCCAAAATAGAGAAATGACAGCTATCAACGAATCCGGAGTCTACTCCCTTGTTTTCGGGTCTAAGTTACCTACCGCAAAACAGTTCAAACGGTGGGTGACGACCGAAGTCCTGCCATCCGTTCGCAAACACGGGGCCTACCTAACCGACCGGAAAGTAGAGGAAGTGTTATCCGATCCGGATACGATCATAAAGCTCGCAACGCAGTTGAAGCAAGAGCGGGCCGAGAAGGAGCGCCTTGCCGAAGAAAACAGACTGGCAAACGAGCAAATCGAAAAGGCCGCGCCGATGGTGCAATATTACAATAAAGTATTGCAATCGGACAGCTTGATTACGACAAACGTGATAGCCGATCAATTAGGCGTTAGCGCAAGGCGGCTAAACGACATGCTGGTGAAGCGCGGTATTATATACCGGCAAAGCGACACCTACGTACTGTATGCGAAATACCGGGGCCAGGGATACGAAGGTTATAGAACGCATACTTACATCAGCAGCACGACCGGCCAACAGTTTACCAAACAGCATCTATACTGGACGGAAAAGGGCCGCGAATTCATCTACAACCTGTTTCACGATGACCGAGTATGAATATACGGCCCTGGACGTAATCAAACGTATGGGCGAAGACGAAGTATTCCGCCGGGAATTGTTGCTGCTGATAAACGAGCTGCTTTGCATGTTGAAAAACGCATGTGAAAAATCGAATTAATTTTACATTTATACAACTGTAACCCAGGCATTTTATACTATTTTGCAAAGGGGTGGTGCGCTGTGCCGCCCCTTTCTATTTTTGTTCCATAGCGCTATCGGTAACGGCCCCACGTAAGCGGGCCGAAAATTAATAATCAATCAATAACTATGGACAAAGATATTTTTATGTTCGGCGACGGCGGGTCTAAGGGATCTGACATCATGGCGATGATTCCGGCGCTGATGCAGAACAAGGGTATGGACCCGAACCTCGTTGCGGCCCTGATGAACGGTAACAACAACCGGAATGGTTTCGGCGGGGACGGATGCTGGTGGATCTGGATTATCCTGCTGTTCTTCTGCTGGGGCGGCTTCGGCGGCAACGGTTTTGGCAACAATGGCGCTAACGGTCTTCCGGCACAGCTTAACAACGATGCGGGTCGTGAATTGCTGATGAATGCAATTCAGGGCAACGGCGCAGCGATCAACCAACTGGCCGCCTCGCTGAACTGTTCGACAACGCAGCTTCAGGGCGCGATTTGCAGCCTTCAGGGATCGGTGGATAAAATCGGCGGTCAGATCGGAATGAGCGGACAGCAGATTATCAACTCCATTCAGTCTATGGGCTGTCAGATCGGCAACCAGATTGCCGAATGTTGCTGCAACGTCCGCCAGGACATCGTGAAAATGGGCTACGAGAATCAGCTCGCGACGATTAACCAGACCAATGCGCTGCAATCTACGGCCAACACGCAGTTCAACATCATCGGAGCGAAGATCGACGCACAGACGCAGATCATCAACGACAAGTTCTGCTGGCTGGAAAAAGCCCGTTTGCAGGATCGTATCGACGAACTCAGCCGCGAGAACTCACAGCTTGCTACGGCAGCCAGCTTGCAGTACCAGACTGCGAATATCGTCAGCCAACTCAAAGCCCCGGCGCCGGTTCCGGCTTACATGGTTCAGAATCCGAATTGTTGCTACACGCCTACGGTGGCCGTTGCTTCGTCTCCGTTTTGCGGATGCGCTGCAAATGCCGTAATCTAAGCAAAAAGGAGGTGATTATGTATCCAAGAGCAGACTTTAGAGTTGTTTTTCCGGGATCGTTTATCCCCAGAGTGGATGTAGGCGGGATTTATGAACTCCGGACTAACGCAGTACAGATTACCGATGCTTCGGTGGACTACGGGATTTCCCCTATCTGTTACAATGCTTTGCCATGCAAAAGCGTGGTCTTGCTCAGTGTACATGCAGATGCGCCGGCGGGAGGCGAGTCCCTTCCGGTAACAATCGCAGTGCCGAACAACGGCCAGTCTACGGTTTCCAGTGCCGACACTACCACGGGAACAACGAAAATTCCGGTAGTAGATAGCAAGAACAGTAATGTCACGGGAGCCGATGTTACGGGGAGCACCGAACGCCTTGCCTATATCGATAAGCGAAACGGCATAATCCGTTTTCTGGAATTTACGGCAAGTGCGGCCCCCGCGCCGACTGCATCCGCTGAACCTGCAGCAAGTAAAAATTCAAAGTAAAAAAACGAAAGCGCAGGGAGGGCAATCCCCCTGGGCTTTCCTAAAAATTAAAAATCATGTTCCAAAATTTGAGAAAAGGATCATCTGTTTATGTGCTCGACACACGGGAAACTCCGAAATTCTATACGGCGGCAGTCAAGGAGGTCGGCGTGCCGTACTATCCGCAGCCGACGCCCGGACAACTAACGCCCTTCCAGCAGCAGTACATCAATATCACTATTGAGAACAACGAACCCTGGGGAGTGCCGGTTAATCTGGATGTCGTATCGAAGGATGGGCTTACCGTCTCCATGACGCGCGAAGGTCTGATGCCAGCTATCACGGCGGCGCAGAAAGAGAGTTCGGATATCATCAATTCGTTCGAACGTCACAAAGCGAACCTGGCAGCCTACGATCAGATTTTAAAGGATCTCGATCCTTCCTATGCGAAAGCGAAGGCTCAGGACGAAGAGATCAAGCGTCTGAATAACGAATTGAGCGAAATAAAGAGTATCATTCGTTCGGTTCCGAGCCTGGAGGATATAAAGGGCCTTTTCGACAAACAAGGAACACCAAAAACAGCTAAATGATTATGAGTTGGAATGGTATGGTAATCGGACGCGCTCACGGAGGCAGCGAACGAGAAGACGTGGATTATATGCTCGATGAGGCCTATGAAAAAGGCCGCGAGGATATGCGTCGAGAAATGATGGACGGCGGTAGATATGGAGATCGTTCAGACTATCCGCGCGGGGACTATGAAATGCGCCGCATGGATGGGGAGGGCTACGGAGATCGCCGCGGAGTCAAGGGTACCGGGCCGTATGCCGGTGAATACAGGCGTAGAAGGTATTAGGTTATGGGACGGCTTGATGTTTACGAAGCATTGCCGGAAGGTATGAGAGAATACCTCTCCAATCACGGCTGGCATTTCAGTAAAAAGCTGGCCGAGTATGCAACCAACCCCCAGAGGATGAAGAATGCCGACGGCACAAGTCATCATTGGGATCACGAGCAGGTAAAACAGGCCCTCGAACGTAATGGAATTACAATTGAGAAAGCGAAGGGATACGACTGTATGTACGTCGCTAATATGGCCTATTCGGACTTTTATCCGAAACCTTTAGCCTCGGAAGCTGCCATTTTGCAGTATGTGAAGGCTTACATCGATGATCCGGACGGCTATGACGGCATCGCACTCACCCGGTACTATGCGGATTGCATAGGAAAGGGGGAACCTCTTGCCTGGGAAGAATTTCTGTAACCGGCGGGGCACTCCGACATGATTCGGAGTGCCCTTATTTTATTCAAATTAAATATAAAGATCATGGAAGAAGTAGAATTGAAACAGTATATCCTGGATTATTCCAAATCCATAGCTAAAGGCGATGACGATGTGCTTGAAATAGCCGGACGTGTGTCCGACTTCATTGAAGGGAAAGAAGATAAGTGCAAAAATTGTACGCTCGTGCAGTGGCTTTGGCTGATTTTGTACCTGAACGTCGATGTCCTTTTGGGCAAGGACGATCAGGAAGACGAACAACCTAAAAAGACGAAGAAATGAACGAGTATGCCCAAAGATTATTAGCCGGTGAAAGCCTCCGGTCGGTCATCGGCAGCATGTCCCCCAGCGATCATCAGCGGTTATTGGAGTATGTCGACAAGGAAGCTACTTTCCTACCCAGGTTCGTACGTCGGAAGATGTGTAAGCGTATAAAAAAATATATCGAAGAATGATTACCGCAGAGGTACGCATACGCAAATACGATTGGAAGATAAGAATATATCTTGCCGTTACTTGCTACTATACGGACGAGATTATGGACTCCCTATCCCGGATCGGATGCCCGCCCGATATTATGAACAGGGCCTACAACAATATGACCCAATGTGCACTGGATACGGGGTTGACTTATTCAAATTCGCACCGGTCGGTTATGGTCGTAGCCCGGAGTTCGTCGCCGGCGCAATTCTTAAACTCGTTCGAGCACGAATTAAGGCATTTGACCGATCACATCGCCGCTGCCGAAGGGCTTGAGATAGGCGGCGAAGATGTTGCTTACCTGACCGGCAATCTAAATTCCCTGCTATGGGAATATATACACCCTTTTGTTTGTTGTAAATGTAAAGACTATTGATATGAACAACGAAGGAGATATTTGCGCTTATGAAGCGCAGGATCGGGACAGTAAAATAAAAGAGTTACTCAAAGACTTGGAATCAGAATTATCCCAGCCTAAATTCGAACAGATAAAAGAGGAACTGCTTCAGGTTTTAGAGGGGTAATTGCGGGGGGTAAAATACCCCCGCAACCCTTCTCTCCAAATGTGTGATAAGTTCGGAGATGCGCGTTTTCTCTGCCATCGATTGTATGGCATTTGCAATAGGATGAAAGAGCTAAATTAAGCGCATACTTTCCCCGTGTTATTCTTTCCCTAAAGGTGCTATTTTTTTTCGAAACTATTGCATAATGCGCCGGACGTACTGACCTTTGCAATATAAGGTTTTACACCTATGTTTCAGGAGATATCGGAACTTAAATACGTGAAGTTCGTAAAGCGGGACGCCATCGAAAAAGAGGCTCTGTTGAGCAAGCCTAAATTTTCGGATATGTCGTTGATACCCCTACTTTATGACGAGTTCAGGCGAATTGTCGCCGATGATAAAAGTCAGTCTAAACAGTCCGGTCGCCTGAAGAAACAATTCGTATTCATTATCCTATACCTGTACTCTCCTGCAACGCTTGCCGGCGGTAAAATACGTACAGGTGTTCGTAATGAACTTCAGAAGTTATTTCGATACAAATCCCCTACAGCGATCAGCAATATCGGGGCAAGTGCGGCATTCTGGTATTCTCAATATCGGCATTTCCGCAAACAGGTGGAGTCGGTATTTATTCGGCTCATGGAGTGGCATAACGATAGGATAAAAACGGATAGTTAAATGGCGAAGGGATTGACGATAAAACAGGAGAAGTTCTGTAACAAATACCTCGAATGCGGTAACGCGTCCGAGGCGTATCGCTTTGCCTATGACTGCTCGAACATGAGCGAAGAAACGATTTGGAAAAGGTCAGGAGAATTACTTCATAACGGGGCAGTAACGGGGCGGATAGATTATCTCAAGAGCCACCTTGCCGAGGCCGCCGGCATTTCAGCTCTCCAGATTGTTCGCGAACACCAAAAGATCGCATTCTCCGATGCTACCCGTATTCGAAGTGGATGGATGTCGCTCAAGGAGTTTGAAGTCCTTACGGAAGATGAAAAAGCGTGTATCAAGTCGGTTGAGACTAAACAAACCAAGCGGGTTACTGATGAGGGGGAGATCATTATTGACGAACAAGTAAAAATCGTTTGTTATGACAAACAGAAATCGCTCGATAGTATCGTGAATATGCTTGGTTATAATGCACCTTCAAAAATAGCTAATACGGACAGCAAAGGGAACGACATTCCGCAACCTACGTTAAGTACAGACAGATTGCTCCAGTTGATAAAAGAAGGAAAGACGGATGGATGATTATTCGAAGGTGGGCGACCTGCTGCTCAAAGAGGGATCTCTAACATTCGCCGCTGCAATGTTTGAGGCGGTGAACAGGAGTCCCTTTCTGATATCTCAGCATCATCGGGAAATCTGTCGGAAACTGGATCAAATACTCCGGGGTGAACATCCCACTAATCGACTAATATTGAATATCCCGCCGCGCCACTCAAAAACGGAGTTAGCTGTGGTATCCTTCACTGCGATGGGGTTCGCTATCAATCCACATTCAGAATTCATGCACCTGTCCAGTAGCGATGAGCTTACGACCCGCAACGCGACGAATATTCGCAGAATCATGGAAAATCCCAACTATCGGGCTTTTTTCCCCCATGTAGATCTATCGAATAACGCAAAAGGGAGTATATCCACTTCTGCTGGCGGAGTGTTCTATGCAGCGCCTTTTATGGGTCAAATTACGGGGTTTGGATGCGGTAAGCTCGGAGCGGAGGTGTTTAGCGGTTCGATGAATATAGATGATCCTATGAAGGCTCAAGATGCCTTTTCGACCACGATTAAGTCCCGTATTGGAGGGCTGTGGACATCTACGTTCAAGAATCGCCTTAACGATACACGTACGCCGGTTATCGTGACAGCACAGAGGCTTGCTCCGGACGACTTCTGCGGATATCTGTTGGATACAGAGGGAACAATCGAAGAAGGGGGAGTATGGGATGTTGTGAGATTCTCGGCCATCGTAGACGAGGGATTGCCTACTGAACACGCGTTATGGGAATCCCGCTTCCCCTTAAAAGAATTGAAGGTATATCGGGATGCGGATGAATTTACTTTCAACACGCAATACATGCAAGACCCCAAGCCAGCCGAAGGTCTGATGTATCGGGAGTTCAAAACATATGAAATAATACCTTATGCGAGTGACTCTATGCGTAAAGCCTATGTGGATACAGCAGATACCGGCGACGATTACCTGTGTGCCATTTGTTATGTAGAGCAGCCTGAAGGGAACTATGTGATCGACGTGCTTTATACAAAAAAACCTATGGAGTACACGGAACCCGCGACCGCCGAAATGCTTTCTAAACATCGGATAGAAGTAGCTAATATTGAAAGTAATAACGGGGGACGTGGCTTTGCCCGGAATGTAGAAAGACAATGTCGCCTGATGGGGAATAGTAAGACCCGTATTTCGTGGTTCGCTCAGACTGAGAATAAACAAGTACGGATATTCACGAAGTCGGCTGATGTGAATAATATCACCTATTTCCCCTCCGGATGGGATCGAAGGTGGCCGGAATTTTATCGAGCCATAACAGGATACACGAAAGAAGGGAAGAATGCTCACGACGATGCGCCGGATGCGCTGACCGGCACTGCGGAATTCAGGGAAAATTATAAGGCTCCCAAAAGTTACGAAGGATATTTTTAATTACTGATAATCCTGCGTAGATGCAGGACCCCAAAACCGACGAAACGACATGAAAACATTGGAGGAAATACTCGCCCTCCCTTCGGAGGCTGAAAAAATTAATTATCTCAAGTATCGCCGCACGCCTTTGCCTGATGTGCAGGCTCTTTATAATGATTGGGACCCTGACAAACATGAAGTCATGGACGAAAACATTCGTCCCGACAACAAGGTAATCGTAGAAGAATCACGACAAGATCCTAAAACGGGTAAAACAATCCCCCCTACTTACAAAAAAGACGACATTAACCCCACAAACCGCATCACGCTACCGTTGGAGCAGGATATTACGAACATCCATACGGCTTGGCTCGTAGGCAATGATCCTAAAATTAACTGTAAGCCGAACAACGACCAAGAAAAGGCTCTTTTATCTATTGTAAACAGCGTCACCCGGAAGAATAAAATGCGCTATGTAAACAAGCGTCTTGTCCGTTCATGGTTTTCCGAGACTGAGGCTGTGGAATATTGGTATGTGGTCAAGGACGAAGGATTTTGGCGGAAAATACTCGAACAAGTCAAAAAGACCTTCGGAGGAACCGTAATTCCCAAATTCAAACTTAGATGTACCATATGGTCGCCATTCAAAGGAGATAAATTATACCCGTTTTTCGATGACACCGGCGACTATCTTGCATTGAGCCGTGAATACTCGGTGAAAGATATTGACGGCACGGAAACCCTGTTTTTTATGACCGTAACCGATGATAAAGTGTATAAATGGCGCATGGATGCAGATTGGGTAAAGGTTAGTGAATTTAGACATGGGTTCGATAAAAATCCTACAATTTACTCGTGGCGTTCAAAACCGCTTTGTCATAACATTAAGCCCATTCGGGAACGATTAGAACGACTTATGTCGAACTTCGCGGACTGCATTGATCGTTGTTTTTTCCCATATTTAATACTCGAAGGCGAAATACATGGCACTCCGCAACAGTCAGGCAAAAATCGTCTCATAAAAATCACCAATGGGGGTAAAGTGTATTATTTGAACTGGGATCAAGCAAGCGACGCTGTGCGCCTGGAACTGGACGGTTTATGGAATAAGGCCTATCAACTTACTAACACGCCGCAACTTTCCCTTGAAGCCTTAAAGGGGCTGGGTGATGTCCCGTCCGGCCGTGCTTTCCAGTTTCTTTTTATGGGTACAAACCTTGCAATTGACAATCACGCAGAGGTTATCGGCGAGCATATCCAGCGGCGATACAACTTCCTTGTATCCGCTATCGGCTCGCTCAATGCGGAATATATGCAAGCCTCACAGACTATTGACATCGAAACAGAGATACAGCCTTTCACTATTGATGACATGGCTGAGAAAATCAAGAATGCGACCGATGCCTGTGGGATGCCTGTCGCATCACTTAAAACGGGGGTTGCGTTGGTGGGGCTTGTTGACAATGTTGACGATGAAGTAAGGCAGATAGAGGAAGAACGGGCGGCTAAATCCATGAACAACATTATAGAGCCATCATTTTAAACTTTAAGATTTGACACGCGATAAATTCGACCATCAAAAGTGGGAAAAAGAGCACAAGGATCATATTGCTGAATATGTTGGCAATATCGACGCTCTCTATGGTATTGCGGCGGTCGAATTATTGCAATTAGGCGCAAAATACGATTACAATCCGGAACAAGGGAAATTATTCTCCTTCTCGTCGTCAAAACAGTCGAGCAAAAATGCGAATGCTATTCTGACGAACTTTAAATCGCAGTTGTACGGAATCATCACAGGGGGCATTGCTTCCGAATGGGCGTTCGCAAACACCAAGAATGACGAATGGGTTCTATCTCTTACAGACTCCCCTAAAAAGGCTTATCTCCAGCACAACCAACAGGCTTTAGCGGCTTTCAGAAGGCAAAAGTTTTACGGGCACACCTTGTCGGATAGGGTCTGGAAATACACAACTCAATTCAAAGAGCAGATCGAACTAACTCTGTCGGTAGGTTTGAGCGAAGGCCGTAGCGCGGCACGTATGAGTCAAGACGTTCGCCAATATTTGAACGAACCAGATCGACTGTTTCGCCGGGTGCGCGATAAATTCGGGAATCTCGTATTGTCGAAAAATGCGAAGGCGTATCATCCCGGGCAAGGGGTTTACCGGTCGTCGTACCAGAACGCAATTAGAATGACCCGCACGGTCATAAATACGGCATACAGGGAATCCGATTACATCCGGTGGCAGCAGTTTGATTTTGTCGTAGGCATTGATATTAAAACATCCAAATCACATGCCACATGGTTGGCAAAATACTGGTATCCGCGCTTTAAAAAAGGACGTGCGCCTTTGGAGATTTGCGACCGGATGGAAGGAAGGTATCCGAAAACATTTAAGTTCATCGGATGGCATCCGAACTGCCGTTGTTATGCCGTACCCATCCTTGCTAACGAGGGGACAAATAAAGATTGGTGGGAGAAGCCCGAAAACGAGGTCAAAGATACGCCATCAGGTTACAATGATTGGCTTAATGAAAATGAGGATCGTATTCTTGATGCGGCAAAACGGGGTAAACTTCCGTATTGGATAAAAGAGAACAAAAAATATGTGAATGTTTTACAAAAACAGGGAGGCTAAATTCCTCCCTGTCATTATTCAATTCGCATTATCTGCGGGTAGCCTCAATAGTCTTATCAATTCGTCGATCAGCAATAGAAATTGCTCCCTGAACTGTTGATCTTCCGACAGCCTTTTAAGCACGTCGGCGACAGTGAAGTTATAATCCCCCATCTTGTCAATCCCCTAATAGTTCGTGAATGAACTTTCGCCCAGTCTCAGTCCACACTGTCTGGATGGATGTCCCGGTAGATCCGTCCAGGCGGGTAAAAGCATACGTATGCGTCTTAGTGAATCCCCGGTTCTGGTACTTGTGATACAACAACCACTGACCACCCTGTCGGTATTGCACGCCTTTCGACTGCAATATGCTATTCAGAGTCCTTGCGGACATGCCGAACTCCTTCGCAATATTATTAGTGTTGTACGTGCTTTCACTCATCAGGACGGTATCGTAATACTGAACTTTAGGAGCCGCCATTTCAAGCTGTTGTCTATGTAGTTCGTTCTGCTCGGCCAGGCGTTGACGCTCGGCCCGCTCTTGTTTCAACGCTGTAAGCAGTTTGATCGCATTATCCGGATCGTCAATGATAGTCTCTATGGTCGGCTGCGTGGCTGTGATGCCGTACTTCAGCAGTTCTTTGAGCCTGTCAAGACACCAAAGACGAAAATCTACACTCAACCATTGTGCAAAATCAAGAGCTACGTCTTCGTGGAGCCAGGTGGCGGGATTAAGACCACCGCGCACACTTTTAACTATTTGATTTTCAGCAATACGGGATTTTCCCGCAATGGCCTTAACTAATTCATTTGTAGATGGTAAGCGTAAATACTCATAAGGTTGCTTGCCGAACGGTTTTGCCATTTCAGTGGCCGATACATAGGTAATGCCGCCATCCATCCGGAAGGTCACCGGATTATTGTTATACTGAAATATCTGTGTGTTCATGGCTACGCGATTTTTACAAGGTTGGCAATCTTGAAACAGCGGTATCCATCGCGTTCCGAATCATAATAGACCTGAACAGTAGGATTGGACTTGCGATCCGCGCCTTTTGTCTGAGGCATAAGATCGGCGCGCAAAGTGCCGTATGCCTCACGAATCTCACCGGATATTTTCTGGTAGTAGAACTTGACGATTCCGTATCTCATTTTCATTTTGAGCTTGAAATTAAGCCAAGCAGTTTTCAGGGCTTCGGACATTGTGAAGCCATTTTTACGTACAAGTTGCCAAGCTATACGCATAATGTCCCGCAAATCAGATGTTTTCATGGCTATCCCCTTTTAACGATTCTACCAGCATTAACGCATTCTCTGAAGTTGTAGACCGGTTGCGGGCCGGTGATGGTGCGATCTTCGATGAGACGAGATAGGGATTCAAGAAGTAATTTTGCATGGCGAAGGGTAACTACGATCTGATCGTTGCCCTGCTGAATGTTGAGAAGGGACTCGTTGCCCTCTTTAGAAACCTTGTAGACGGTTAACGATCCCGTCGGTCTTTCGATAACGCAGCCGCATGAAGCATAGCGGGCCGCGTAGGTTGTGTTGTTGGACATGGTGGAAGACTTTTTATGAGCAGAAAATAAAAACGGTTCTGCCTTTCCCGTTGTCTTCCACCTGATAGGTAGCTGAAGCATTAACTTTCAGCACGGGGGTACAGAACCGTATATCAATCAGCAAGCATAAAAAATGCCCGCGCAATTCGGCGAGCTTCACTCACCTATCAGTATAGAAGACATTACAAATATAAGAATGATTTTTTAAATATCAAACAAAAATTGATTTTTTCGACAGCGATTCGTTGCCCTACCTTAGTATAGGCGATAGTATTTAGTTTGGTGATGGATAAAGAAAAAGCCGGGAATAATCCCCGGCTTTTCTTTTGTCGATCACTTTATTACTTCTTGATCTTTACTGCAAATCCAGAAGCCGTATAGTAAGTACTGGACTTTGATTTTTTCACCTCGTTTATTCTAAGATTGAGCAACCCGGTTGCGCCAAGTGATTTCGCTTCCTTAACCAATTCATCCAGCATAAATTCATAAGTCGGTACAAAGAAATTTTTTGGTAACGACGCGCGGCGGCTCGTAGGATTATAACCAGGGCGAATATACCCAGGCTTCCTCCCCGCTGAGAATTTCATAACTACTTCCCCGACAGGATCGTATTCATACCCGGTTGCCACAACTGAGACCACAAAATTTTCATCTGTGTACTTCCTAAAATCGCCAATGTATGTTATTTGACGATAAGAGGCGCAGCCGAATGTCCCCAAAGCAACAATTGCTATCAATATTAGTTTTTTCATTTATTAATATATTAATTATCCGACATTTGACTATTCATTATCTCTCTAAAGTAATTTTCGTACTGCATTTCGCCCCCATCCGATAGCGCCTTGCCTTTTGCAGACGCTTCTGTGTACATGATAAGCATGGAATCATCCAAGCTATCCAAGCTTATTGCAATAAGCATAGTACTTTTATCCAGATCATTATTGACAAAATAATAATCATATCCCTCTTTCACAATAGGCTGATATCTCTCTGCTATAAATTTTATGGCTTCCTCTGCATATAAATACGATATGGATATTGCCGAACAAACCATCTTACTGTTTTCAAATAAGTACATTACAGCAACTTCAGAACTCTTGCCTCCTTTGAACAAAATACCGTTATCTTTTGCATATTGGAATGATCTCTTTTCTTTTGATTTTATTTGGTCTACACTTGCTCCAAAATCGAAAAGGGGTTCGGTGAAAGTGCTGTACATCGGCGTTACCTCTACCACGCATTTTACATTATCCGAATTTTTTGTGGCAACGATATGGGTTTTGCCAACGTGATTCCCTTCAACAAGACCGCTTGCATTCACGGTAGCAACAAAATTGCTTTCTGAACTCCATGTAACTGCATCAGAAGCTTTTAATTGTTTTGTTTGCTCGTGATGTAAAGATATGTTAGTCTCATTTAATGATAAGTTAGCCCCACCATCCTTATCATCTTTAGAGCATCCGGTGAATAACAGTGTACAACCTGCCGCAAATAAAAGTAAAATCTTCTTCATAACATAAATTTTAATAGATTTAAGAAATTGAAATACAAATATAATGATAAAAATCCCCCCCCCCCGCAAATTAATAAATATTATAATAATTATATAGCCATAAGTTTTGCTTATGAGATGATTTTTTTTATCTTTTTTCGCTCTACCTATTGGATAATGTGCCGAACGTGCAGACCTTTGAAGTGCTTATGATGATATAAGCCACAGGCACTAACGGAAGGACTTATTTACGTGTGGGAATTGGGCCTGCTGGCGAAAGTCGGCGGCCCATTTTTTTTGTTGCGGATATGATGATTTATCCTAAACCATATAGAACGGAAGAACATGAAAGAGAAGATTCTCGAAAACTTGAAGAACAAGTATTCCAACTTGGGCTTCGGGCAAAGGGCTTTTGACGGGGTTGCCCTTTATCTGGAAAAAACCATCACCGACGAAGCACAAATAGAAACCGCTATTAGCGGGGTCGAACCGCTGCTGAAAGCATTCCAATCTGACATCGACAAAGTTCGCACGGAGAAATCCGCGCTGCAATTGCAGTTAGAGGAATTGAAAAAGGCGGCACCTGTTACCGGGGGCGAACAGGCCAAAACCGAACCCATCAATCAGCCTTTCGATATCGAGGCGCTCAGAGATGAACTCTTGGAAAAGCTCAGGGAGGAAACTCGCACTGCACTGCAACAGGCTCAGTTGGCAGCGCAGAGAAGCGCCATGATTGCAACGAAAGCAAAAGAATTCGGAATCCCCGAAAAATTCGCCGCAAAACTGAACATCGCTCAGGATGCAAATCTCGACGAGTATTTCAAAGATGTAAAGCAGGACATGGTCGACGCAGGTTTCGAGTTTTCCGAGCCGCCCGCGCAGGGTGGAGGCATGACCGATAACGGGAATGACATCGCCAAACTGATTAACACGGGCACAGAGCAAATTGTTAAATCTCAAAACAAGTAAAAAATGCCAGCAGGATTTAAGTATGATTTAACCCCGGGAGACGTGCTGAAGGAATTGTGTCGGTTCGATACAGTTTATCGTCTTTCGGGCGGTTTCAACTTCGAGGATGCGAATATTCCCGAAGGGACACTGCTAATGCCGCTGACCCCTTTGTACGTCAACCTAACGACGCGCAAGGCTTCCGCGGTAAAAAATGTCAAAGTGGTCGAGAAGGTGACTACGGGTACGAAAATAAAAATCGCAAAGGGCTCCCTTGCTTACAAGGGTATGCATCTCGGCGATGGGACGAACGGCGCAACCGTTTCAAGTATCAGTACTACCAACGCGAACTACGATGAACTGACGATGAGCGCGGCTCTCGCCGCAGAAGCAGGTACGGTTCTTTTCGAGGCAGCGACCGCAGACGGCACAGCCCCGAAAGCCACCGCCAATTTCCTCAATTATGCCGTAACGAAGGTGGAACCCGGCGCAACGGTTACGGCCATCGGACAGGCCTATGAGGTGCGGGAGTCGAAGTTATACGTCCCGATCTCCGACAAAGACAAAGAGACCCTTACGTCTCGATTCCTTTTCACCATCTAAACCATGACGACAATGAAACTGACACTTGAAATTCTTTTCAATAATGCCGATGTCGTCAAAGCGGTTATTGACCGCACAATGGCGACACAACAGGATGAAATCTTCTGGAAGCGTTATCTCGATTTCGAAGAAACCAAATCCCGAGTATTCAAAACCTATCTCGGTACAGTTACGGGCGTAACAGCCGGATCGATAATCGACCGCAATTCCAACAAGCCTCTGCGCGAACGCAAATCGCTGGGTAGCGGTTATGGGGAAGTGGCTTATCTGGGCGACCGTTATCAGATGGATAACGACCGTCTGGATATGATTAAGTCGCTTATCGACAAATTCAATGCAGCGAAGCCCGCGGATCAGGTGGCCGCCATGAATGCGATTATCGACTATATCGTTGATGATGTACGCCAGATCCGGCTTGCCCCGCATAAGCGTATGGATATCGTAGTCGGAGATCTCCGTTCTGATGGCAAAGCATCCGTGACGCTCGCAGACAATCCGCAGGGAATCACTTTGCTCGACATAGAGCTGCCGGTCAAGAAGATCACCCCCGCTGCCGGAGATAAGGACAATTTCATCACCTACCTGAAAACCCAGATCGAAGCAATGCGTCCGACTATGGGACGGTTCTCTGTGATGGAAATGACCCGCTCGACGTTCAACAAAAACATTGTCGGAGCCAAAGAGTTTGCCAATACTTATAAAATGATTATGAGCGGCGCGCAAATGGCTATGGCTGGCGGACTCATCACTGAAGCGATGGCGAACCAGGTTTTTTCGGGCATCGGGTTGCCAAATATTCGTATCATCGACGATACGGTAGCGATGCCTGACGGGACTGACATGCTGACGTTCAAAGACGACCGTATTACGCTGCTTCCGCAGGATAAGATCGGCAAAATGATGTGGCACGAGCCTTACGAAATCTCCGATCCAGTGCCGAATAAGACGTATACGCGACTTGAAGGCGGTATGTGGACTTCGAACTGGCGCACCGACGAAGGGCGCTTCATGGAATACGGGGCCGAATGGATTCCGAATTTCACAGCGCCTAACAAGATCGCCATTTTCGATCTCTCTACGATGAACGGTTAAACAATCCGACGATGACGAACTTCGAAGCAATATCGGCAAGGCTCTATCCTTACAACGTGGACGATAACCTGATCGCTGTCGCATGTTTAGACGCAGAACTGAAGACAGAAGATGAATATGCAACCGGCAATAAGGTGTCTGTCGCAAAAGCATCGATTGATGTTCTGAAACAGCTTATCGTCCTTTCTTCTGAAAGTAATGGCGGCTATTCGCTCGGTTATGATACCGATGAATTACGCCGTCGAATCCACGACATAGCAAAGGATAATGGCCTAACCGATATTGCGGACGAGTTCAATGCAACTCCAACAATCGAGTTTTTACCATACTGATGATCCGATATCCCTACACACTCGAAATATGGTACGAGGAAGACGCTGTACCTAATCCTGACGGTTCGCCTGGATGGATCGAAGGGAAAGGAGAATGGCGAGTTCTCGGACGTTGCAATGCCCGCCAAAACGGACAGGCCCGCGAAGTACGAGGCGAAAACGGACAGGCCTTCCTATACTCATTCGAGGTTACGATGCCGGCAAATACGCCGCCCATCAAACTCGGAACGCAGGTGTGCATTTTCGACAGTCGAGGAATCAACATTTTCGATCATGCACACAGAACCGAGGACGGTAAGGGAAAGTCGTATCCGGTGCAGGGGTTTTACAAAAGCGGACAACGTTACGAAGACACGAGATTATGGCTATAAAGTGTACCAATTGGCGCGAGGTAGAACTTGAATTTGTCCGAGCTAAGAAAGAGTATGACCGGAAAGCGGTCGAGTGGCTTTCAGCACTCGGCGAACGAGTGGTAAAATACGCCATCGAACACGGTAGCTATACCGATCGGACATCCAACCTACGCCACTCTATTGGCTATGTAATAGTTCAGTACGGTAATGTCATAATGGATGATTTTAGCAATGGTAACGGTTATGCCGAAGCCCAGCAGAAAGCCCGTTCTTATGCTCTTCAAGTCGCGCGCGAACTTCCTGCCAACAAAACCTATCTCGTATGGGTTGCCGGTATGGAGTACGCCAGGTATGTAGAAGCAAAAGGTTTCGATGTATTGCAAGGTTCCGGGGATTGGGTGGAGGCCACCGCAGAAAAGCTCAAAGCGGAGTTCGCACGATTCTTAAAATCAAAAAGGTAATGAATCTGACTTCTACGGAAATATTCAAACTCGTTTGGGATCGCATTCGTGACTCGCCGTTAGGGAAAGTCATTCCAACGATGTACGCCGATCATTACCCTAATAATCCTTCCGGCGAATTTGTGGTAATGACTTCGTTGACGAACGTTATCGGCGATTCCCAAGTGGCGACGGTAGTCGTAAATATTTACGTTCCTGACGACACTCCCACAATTAACCGTGAAGAACAGCGCTTCCCGAATCGCAATCGTCTGAATGAACTAACGCGGATTGCCTTTGAATCCATAGGTAATTATCCCTTTGATAAACGCTGGTTCTTTGATGTGAGCGACGAATCTATCATCAGTGAGGAGAATGTCTCCTACACTTTTTCAAGCATTAAAGTTCAATTTAAAAAATACTAAAATTATGAGTCAATTAGTAGGACTGGCATCAGTTCATTCGGGAGCCCCGCTCCCTAAAGGCGTGCAAGATGAAGGAGCCACCAACCTCATTAAAGCTTATACACTTATTACGCAGCCATACAATGGCGGTGTTAGTACAAACTTTTCGGTTCCCACGAGTAATAAGTTTTACAGGGAAGGACAGTCAAGCCCTTTCGCGACAATAAGGGATCCGTCGTCAGGGACGCAAGAGCTTACATGGAATATAGTCGATTTCGACGATGATACTCTGGAGTTCTACTTTGGCACGGATGAACCCGCAAAGGGCGAACTGTACGAAGGAGAAAAGGGGTTTGTTTTCGACACAAAGACGGGATATTCAATAGCTTTTGCCCGCCTTAAATACACGGCATCCCTTACGGGTGGGTTGAATGTGAGCGATCCTTTGCAGATCGCCGTATCAGCCGAAGTGCTCGCCCCCGAACAGGGCGGCGTGGCATGGTGGCCCATCCCGATCCCGGAATATACGACAACTCCGGGTATCTAATCCTTTTTCCCGCTGGAAAGTTAACGACTTGCATCACGGAGCGAGACCGGGGCGGGATCAAATCTTTATCGAAATGACAGACATTAAAGAATCAGTAACGGATAAGCGAGCGATTAACGTTCTGACAAGTAATAACGAGTCCTTCGGTATCGAGGATATGGATGGGAACGAAGTGACGCTTTGTCTATTCCCGCTCCAACTTGGGCGATTGGCTATGATTACTCGCCGTCTTCTCGACCTTGATATTCTATTGGACGATAACGCCGAAGACCCGGTCAAACAAATGTGGAAGCTGTGCGCCGAAAGAGCGCGAGAAGTCGCCGAGATCATCGCTATCGCAACGCTTCGAACCCGAAAAGAAATCGATGAGCAGTTTGAGGCCCGCACACAACTGCTGCTCGATTCTCCTACTATGACATCACAGGCTTGCGTCAATCTTCTTTACGCAATTGTTTTCATGTCCTATTATGAGGATTTTACGGACGCTATTCGCTTGGTAAGAACGCTGCGGGTAACGATTTCCCAGAATACGGCAGCGAAGCGGATAGCCACTACGGAGGGCAAAGTATCTGGGGACAAATAGACGCACTCGCAAGCCGATACGGATGGACGTTCGACTACATTTTATGGGAAATATCTTGGGCTAATGCCCAATTGATGATGAAGGATTCCCTTAAAACGGATTATAAAAGCAAGACGGATAATCCTGGTCAAAATAATAATTCATCCATCCCTGATGTGATAGATGTAAACGACCCGCAATCAATGAATTTATTCCTTCGGATGGCCGGAGGCAAATAAAATAGAACGGAAATACTATGATAGACCTGACAGCAGTCATCGACAATGAAGAAGCGATTCGTAAATTCAGAGAACTTCGGAATATAGCGAGAAACGCAACGACAAGCGTTGTAACAGATGCAGACCGCATGGACTATGCGATGCAGCGTTTTGCCGCTACACTTGGAAAGATCGGGGTAGGCGTTTCACTTGCCGGGTTGGTTAGGCAAATAGCTACTACTCGCGGTGAATTTCAGCAATTAGAAGTTGCCTTTACAACATTACTTCAAAACAAAGAGAAGGCCGATGCGCTTATGGCCGAAATGGTCGATCTGGCCGCAAAAACACCCTTTGACCTGAAAGGAGTGGCCGATGGCGCTCGTCAATTACTCGCGTATGGGTTCGCCGCCGAAGATATCACCGGAACGTTGACGCGATTAGGTAATGTAGCGGCCGGCTTAGGATTGCCACTGGAGCGATTAACCTATTTATACGGTACGACCGCGGTACAAGGACGCTTGTATGCTCGTGATATGCTTCAATTCACAAGCTCGGGTATTCCCGTCCTTCAAGAAATGGCTAAAATGTACGGCAAAACCACCGAAGAAATTAACGAAATGGTTTCTGCCGGAAAGATCGGTTTTGAGGATGTAAAGAAGGTCATTGAAGGAATGACCAATGAAGGCGGACAGTTTTACAACCTCATGCAAGAACAATCCAAAACAATTACAGGACTTATTTCCAACCTCGGCGATGCTCTTGATACCATGTTTAATGATATCGGAAAGTCGCAGGAAGGAGTTATTGCCGGTGTGTTGCAAGGCACTATTTCGCTCGTTGAGAATTATCAGAAAGTACTCGACATCCTTGTCCCGTTAGTTGCTACTTATGGGGCGTATAAGGCGGCTATTATGCTTACGGTTGCAGCACAGCGTGTCAATATGGTCGTTATGCGTGAAGCTGTTTTGCAAAAAGCATTAGCGTTAAAAATTGGCAAAGAACTAACGGCTGCCCAAGCCGTAGAAGCTGCTCGCATGACGCTTGTAACGAAAGGGTGGAAAGCCCTTACCGTTGCAATAAAGGCAAATACAGTCGCAATGCTTCGCAACCCGGTTGGTTTAATCACAACGGCTATTGCGGCTTTGACTTACGGACTGTACAAACTCATCACGGCGGATTCAGCTCAAGAGGCCGCACAAAAAAGAGTGAATGCCGCGATGGATGAATACCACCAAAAACTCGACGAGCAGAAAAGCAAGGCCGAGAGTTTACATTCGGTAATGAATGATGATGTGAGCACCGCATATTCCAAACAGAAGGCTTACGAAGATTTAATAAAGACCTATCCTGAATTACTGAAAAAGTATGACGAGGAACAAATAAAATTGATGTCGTTGGTTGATTTAACGAAAGAGTTAAATCGAATTAACGACGCCAGGAAGGAACGTGATTTAGAAGAGAGATACAATAATAAACTTGCTGAAATAAATAGAGAAAAACAATATCATAATACATGGATCGGGAAACGCGACGATTACGCCGAATTGTATGAGTTAGAAAAGCAATTAAAATCGTTCCGTGAAACTATGGCGGCAGCAGCCCCGGCAGATGTAAAAATAGCCACGCTCCAGGGCAATATTGATGAACTTACCGAACAAAACAAGGAAATAGACCGGCTGATTCAGGAGGCAAGAAGAAAGGCTGCACAGGGTCAATTCATCCCGTACAACGAAAGTGAAGCCTATCTCCAAGAGCAAAAACAGTCAAACGTAAAAACAATCGCATCGAATCAAGGGCAAATTACCAAATTACAAGAAGGAGGCACGGCCGTCGTCCAAAATAAAGCTTATTGGGAAAATCTAAAAAAAGAAGCCCAAGGAGCTATCGATGCGATGGATATATCGCTCAAAGGTACCGCAGAATGGAAAAAACTTGAAGCTCAAATTGTTGAATACGATGCTAAAATAAAGCAATTCAATACATCTGATAAAACTGTAAAATCCGTTTCTGATGCTCAAAAAAAACTTGCAGAGCTGATCTTCGCAAACGACCGCGCCCTTGAGCAGTCGCGCCTCGATATTATGAAGGATGGCTTAAATAAGGAACTTGCAGAGATAGATTTTCAGACTGAACAGCGAAAACAGGCTATATCCAAAGCTCGTGAAGAAGAAAAAGAGGCTTCCGGAGGAAAACTAACGAACGAAAGGGAGCAAGATTTTGCAACTCAGATGGCTAATGTAGAAGTGAAGGCTAACAATGAGCGCATAGCAGCCAGAATGAAATATGCCAATGAGTACGACAAAATATCGAAACAGATCATGGATGATACTTTGTCTGATGAGGAAAGAAAATTCCAAGATATTAAAGATAAATACGCAGAGTTTCGTAAGTGGGTCGAAACCGCTAAGGAAGGTGGTAGTATTACATTAGATCAGGCAGGGGAACTTGAGGGGAAGATAAAACAAGCAGAAGAAAATAAAGTTCTTTTAGAGAAAGAAAAGGCATGGAATGAGTATTTAACGAAATATGGGACATTTCGGGAACGGTTACAGGCTACCAAAGACGAATATGATCGTAAAATAGCAGGGACAGTAACCGAAGGCGAACGCTCCATGCTTGAAGCGGAAAGAGATGCCGCACTTGCGGATTTTGAGGTGCAAGCGTCGGAATGGGCGCAACAGCTTGCTGATATGTCTATTGTGCAGTTAGATGAAATGATGCGTGAAGCTCAAAAAAAACTAGAGGAAGCACGAAAGGCATACGATAAATTAGACTCATCATCAACATCGGAGGCGGAAGGACTCAGAAAAACGATTATCAGACTCGAAGCCGAAATAAAGAAGCTGAAAGAGCAATTAAGTAAAGCGAGTGAGACCGCTAAAACGGGAGACTGGGGGGGAATGGCAACTGCTTTTAATGCAATAGCCGAAACCACAAGAAACGCCGCAAATGGTATTCGTGAATACGATGAGGGACTTGCAAATGTATTGTCAACAATGGGCGATATTGCTGCTAGTGTCGGATCATTTGCCAGCGCAATGGGTAACATTGAAACCAGTGGGGCAAGTTTCGAAAATGTTATGGGGGGAATTACATCGGGGATTAGTTTGGCTACCACGGTAATCGGAGGATTATTTAATCTTTTTAAACGCGATGATGCCATAGAGCGAACCCGACGTCAATTCGCTGATTTGAATGACGAAATAATACGCCTGAAAAGAGAAAGCGAGATTAATGGGTGGGAAGGTACAATATTCGGTGAAGATGCTTTTCGCAATGCTTCTGAAAACATGAATGTCTTTACCGAGGCTTATGATAGATACAATAAAACACTATCAAAGATTCAGAAACGGGGAGGTAAGTTCAGTTTTTTGACGGGCATAAAGGAATGGGAAAGTGCCGCCGAATCTATTGCCAATATGTCGGTAAAAACCCGTCATGGGACATGGTTTCGGTCAGCCAAATATGAATCGTTAGGAAGTTTATTGCCTGAATTATTTGATGATGGTGAATTGAATATGGATGCCTTACAAAAATTCACCGAATCCGATCTTTTTGGCAAGCTGGCAGAGGAAAACCAAGAGTTAATAAAAGATCTTGTTGATGATTGGGAACTATATCAAGATGCTATCGAGGCGACTAAAGACTACTTGTCCGGTATTTTTGGTGATTTGGGTAATACAATGACCGATGCGCTTGTAGATGCGTTTACGAACGGTACGAATGCAGCCGAATCATTTAAAGACAGTGTTTCCGGAATGCTTGGCAAGCTTGCTAAAGATATGATCTACTCAATACAACTTGCGCCGCTTTTTGAAGAAGCACAAAAGCAAATGCTTACGGCAATGGAAAACGCTAGCGGATTATCTCCTGAAAAGCAATTTGAGCAGTACACAAATATCATTGACTCGTTGGTTTCAAGTGTAGAAGGCAAGCAGGACGATGTTATGCGAATGTTGGAGGCGTTTCGGGAAGCAGGCAATAAACATAATTTGGATCTATTCACACCTGATAATGACGTATCCGCCCAGACCGCATCAACAAGAGGATATCAGGTCATGTCCCAGGACGAGGGAGAAGAAATGAATGGCAGATTATCGGACGTTCAGGCTAAAACCGGCAATATCCTTGCTGCGGTCGAATTTGTGAAAAGTCTGAGCGCAGAACAGCTAAACAGAACCACCGACATCAGGGATATTATGATTCAGCTTAACGGCAATGTCGCAGACATCAGGTCTTATACAAGGGTGTTGCCGACTATGAACGAAACACTAACGTCCATGAACAGAAAACTCGACAATTTGTAATATGGCAACTTCGGATATCACGATAAATGGAATTACCCTTTCATCATTGGGGGTAACATTGGTTGCGGGAAGCTACAAAGAATTTCTTACGTTTGAACCGCTGAAAGATTTTGTTGAAAACGATGATCCTTTAAAACCGGGCGTAGAGGTTATTGTTGAAGACCCTGTTTCGGACGAACGGGATTTAACGCTTACCTTCCTGGTTGCCGGGGCCGATAAAGCATCCTTCTTGTCGAATCTTAATGGATTCAAGTCTGAGCTTCACAAAGGAATGGTAGTATTGTATATTCCCGATCTTGGAGAATATTACCACCTAATTTATAGGAATGCCACGCAATTTGAGAATTACCACCTTCACGCCTGTAAATTAGCGATTAAATTTCGTGAGCCAGATCCGACAAGAAGGACGGCAGAGTGAAATCGTTATTTCTTCAGCATTTTTCTCGCACTCAACGAACTGACGATTCTCTGTCCTGTTTGTAATTCAAGTTCCTTGCGGGCTGTTCCGGCAACTTTCCCGCCCCGGTGAGCGATATTCTTACTTTGTTCGAATGTTTTCGGATCTTCTTTCTTAGAAATCTCGGTTGTTGATGCTTCTGCCAACATATTAAGCACCAATTCAAGGTTCGTCATATTATCTCGCAAGCTTTCGGTTTTCAGCCCTTTGAATTGCTTATACTGCTTTGTAGTAAGCCCCGACCATCCCTTAGTAATAACGTCGGTGAGTATGGCATATTGCCGCCCTTTTTGTATTCCCCGCTTCTCCCATTCATCGGTAAGTTCTTTGCGCACCTCAATAGACTTTAATCGCTGATTGATCCAGTTGGTGGAATATCCTTTGCGATGATAATACTCCATTATTCGGTCAATACCTTGTTCTGGATCATCTATTTCCTCAAGGCGCTCCCGTCCTAATTGCGCTAACCATTGTTTGAATGGCTCCGCTTTCGGGGATGGGATAGATTGAATAAGCCTAAAAAGCTGTTCGGCATCGGCAACATCGGTTAAGCGCATCTTCCCGTCCGGAGCCTCCATTTTCAACTGTACGATATTCTCGTACACTTCGCTCCCTTCTTTTTCAAGTTTGATTTTGAGATCGCTCCAATAACGACGGGGATTTGCACTATCAGTTAGCACCTCAATCACATCGACAATAGAAATGTACCATTTCTCAGCCTCGGAATCCCACACGGAACGCACTTGCTTGTCCTCAAAAAGCTTTATAACGTCTTTTTTTGTCATGGTTTTTATTTCTTCTTCAATGTAAATGTAAGCAATAAAAATATTAGTAGCAAATGTTTTGCGGCCTATTGCATAATGTGCCGAACGTATTGATCTTTGTTGTGTGCCTGTGATGATGCAGGCTACGAAGTTTTACGACGAAATGACTATATATAATCCTTCCGGAATAAAAATTATAGATGTTCGCGTCAGTAAGAACGCGAACATAAAATTCGTCCTAATGGGCGATTATTACATTCAACTTCCCTTTTCATTAAAAAATCAAACGAGTTTTCCTCGCGGTTCATATATAATCTATAAGAGCCGCAAGTTCGAAATCATGTCGAACGTGACACCCGAATTTGACAATAATACGGGTGGGTATAAATACACGCTTAATTTCTGGGCGCAGCAAAATCACATGAAACGTTGTTGTGTTCAGTGGTTGGCCGGAGAAGTTTCGGAAACGACATTTAACGATACGACCGATCTGGCGTCCTTTGGGAATCTGATCGCCGACAATATGAACCGGTTTCTCGGCGGGACGAACTGGAAAGTACCCGCCGATCTTGATAAAATGACCAAACTTGTGTCATTCGCAGGCGATTCGTGCTGGGATGGGCTCGCAAATATCGCTAAAGTTTTCGAAGTCGAATGGTGGACGATTGAAAACGGCGCAGAAGTTTGGATCTATTTCGGGAAGTTGGAATTAGGTTCTCCTGAACGATTCGAGCGCGGAGAAGTCGTTTCTTCCATCCCGGCCAAAAAAGGGGATGATTCGAATTACGGAACTCGGTTTTTCGTTTTCGGATCGACTCGAAACATACCTAACGACTATGGTAATACTCAGCAGGGAGGGGTAACTAATCACGTTTCAGAAAAACGGCTGCATCTTCCGAATGGGATGCAGTACATTGATGCATGGGAGAATATAGCCTCTGGCGATGTTGTGGAGAAAGTGGTGTATTTCGAGGATGTGTATCCTAAAAACACCGATACGATTACCGATATTACTACCATTAAGAGAAAGTTGGAAGGATCGGAAAGCAGCGATACTTTCGACGCTTACGTAATGACATGCGCTAATACGCCGTTTTTACCATCCGACACCATCGTAGGCGAAACCCTGCGTTGCGTATTTACAAGCGGAAGCCTTAAAGACCAAGAATTTGAAATAGCCCTTATCGACAACGATAATAACGTCATAGACCCTGAAAAATGGAAACCTGAAGACGGATTTAACAAAAAATTTGAAGTCATCGCCAAGACAGAAAACTCCGGGGATGGGAATGTCTTGATTATTCCCAACAAAGACTTGCATCCGGAGGTGGGCGACACAATGGTATTAACCGGAATAGAATTACCCAAAGAAAGAATTGCTGAAGCCGAACAGGATCTTTTGAAAGTGGGTAAATCTTGGGCGATAAAAAATAGCAGCGATACCAACGTGTATGATTGTCCTACCAATCCCGTGTATTGCCAGCTAAACGATAAAAACTACGAAGCCGGACAAAAGGTGCTTCTTATAGGCAGCAATTTTGGTGTTGATGGTCGTCAATCGCGGATTCAGGGATTTGAAAAGAAGCTGTACAATGAGTATATCGCCACCTACACCGTCGGCGATAATACGGTTTATTCCCGCTTGGGCAGCATCGAAACCAACATAAAGGAAAACCAGTATGCGGAAAGAATCGGTGTTGTATCCGGCGTAGGCATCTATGTTATCAGTAGATACGACAACACGGCCCCCACCGATTACAACGTTTTTTCTGCGCTTCGGAGTATGGAGGACTTCCACCCCAAAGGTGGCAGGAAATCCCTTGATTTCAATGCGGGCAACATAAATGCCGCCCAGGATATGACCGCTGGCGGGGATGCGCAAGTAGGAGGAAATATTGAATCAGGGGGAGATATATCCGCCGGGGGAAACGTAGATGCGAAAGGAAGCGTTACGGCGCAAGGCAACGTCGAATCTGACGCGGATGTTATTGCGAAAGGCAAGTTCGCTACGGCCAATTTCCGCAAGGGAAATATCAGCGGAGCCGGTGCGGGCGTATATCAGGATAGCACGGGCAGCAGTGTCGTGGAAGCGGACAAGCTAATCATTCGCAAAGAAGCGGTATTCAACGAGCTTATCATAAATCAGATGTCTTTCAGGCTCGGAGAAACGGTATTTTCGAACGGAGGCTTCGAATGTACGTCCGTACAAGAGGAAAGCACTTATTATCGCTGTTATTATGACAACAAGAACGGTACGAGATATAGCGGTATTGTCGTAGGCGATCAGGCAAGATGCCAACGTTACTCCGCCGATAACAAAAGCATCATTAAATATTTTTGGGCACTCGTTACCGGCGTGGGAGACGATTATGTGGATATCTCCAAAACGGATAAAGACGGCAGCGGCATTCCCGCGGAAGGGGACAATATCGTGCAGTTCGGTAACAGAACCGACGTCGCCCGCCAATCGGCAATCGTAATAGATGCAAGGGACGGCGGCTCCATACAGGTATTGGCTAAAATAGACTCTTTCGACCTGACGGATAAAAACTATATCGGGATCGGGGTAAATCCCGTGACGGGCCGCGCGTATCAGTATGTATACGGGGATATGTTCTGCGGGGATAGAAACCTGGATGATCCCGAAGCGACTTACATCACCTTCCAGCAGGCCCCCGGCGATACCAAACCGAGAATGAGAATGAATACCGACGTAATAATCGGTAAAAACAGTTCGGGACTGAAGAATCTTTCGGAGTGGCCGGAGGTGAAACAGGATATCGATACGGCAAAAGATACAGCCCAAGACGCTAAAGATGCGGCGGCATCGTTGAACACCACCGTCGCCAGCATGAAAGACTTCACCGACGAAGCCTTTGCCGACGGGATTGTGAATCGTGCGGAGGCGGCATCCATCGAAAAGTATATCAATACGGTCAACGAAACCAAAGAAAGCGTCGATACGTCATACAGCACCGTATATAATAATACGCTGCTGACCGGCACGGCCAAGACGAATTTTGCCGCGGCGAAAACCGCTTTCGATACGGCTGTCGCAAACCTATTGACATCGATCCAATCGGCATCGGCGGACGGCGTAGCCACTCCCACGGAGAAATCTGACGTGGATTCTAAATACGACATCTTCAACACGGCTTACGGCACATTTAACACCCGATTAGAAGAAGCGAATAAATACATCCAGACAGCAATTAACACTACCGCACAGGGGGCGTATCAACTGTCGCAGGAATTGCAAACGGCGGTAAACGTGCTTAACGATACGATCATCCCGGATTTGCAAAGCCAGATCGACGGATCGATTACATCTTACGAAGGGACGGAAGTGCCTACGCTCAATAATGCCCCTGCAAACGAATGGGCGAGCACCGAGGAAAAGAATCGCCATATCGGGGATTATTACGACAGATTTGTAGTCATTGACGGGGAAAATGTTACGGAGCGGTATAAATTTTCATATCAAAACAATACATACCAATGGCTACGAGTTGCCGATAGCGGTGCGGCGCAGGCTCTATCAGAAGCCCGCGAAGCATTGGGACTGGCCGGAACGAAAGCTAAGCTGTTTTATGGAGACAGCACCCCCGCCGTTCCGTATAGCGTAAATGATATATGGATTAAAACATCGGGAGTCATCTATATCAGTAACGCTAATAAAGCCGAGGGTTCTACCGCTTCCGAATCCGACTGGCAAAGTGTGAATGACGCCCAACTCAGGCTGCGTCAGATGGCCTCGGATAGCGTAATATCCAAAGAAGAAAAGGCCACGCTACGTAATAAGGTCGCCCAGATCGATAAAGAATACGCATCCTACCAGGACGATGCGACGACATACAGCGTATCGATTGCCGATTTATCCGCCGCCTATAATGCCTTGAAAAACTTCCTGTCCGGGACGGTTGCGGTCAATATAGATTCCGATACGACCCTGACCGATGCGCAACGGTCAAGTTACAATACTTATTTCGCTAACTATGACGCGGAAGTGAGCCGGTTCGCCAATCTCATCGCGGATGCAATGGCAAAAAATGCGGCTGACGCCGCGGTGGATGCCGTACAGATCGGCGGAGTGAATATTCTGAACGGCACAAAAAATTTTTCCGATCATTGGAGCGGAGAAGGGCAAATTCTGTCTGAACAATATTTAGGTCTAAACGTCGTATACTGTAAAGTTCCGACTTCCGCCGATTATGCAGAAGTTCGCCAGCAGGTGAATGTACCGTTCACGCCATCGGAAGAATATACTCTTAGTTTTTGGGCCAAAGGGGAGGGCTATGTCCACACCTACTGCCATCCTGTAATTAGTCAAAGAATTATAGCTACCAACGGAGATGCCTCCGTCGGTTCCGCTGTCGATACTCGTATGAGGTATGTTCTGACTTCGGAATGGAAGCGTTTTTTCGTAACATTCCTAACTTTGGGAACTGTCAGTCCGAGCGGAGATAACAGAGTGTTATTTAGAGTTCATTCAGGAAACAATGAAGTGTATTTGTGTGGAGCCAAGCTGGAGCAGGGCAATAAGGCTACGGCGTACTCCATATCCGACAATGACCAGAAGGAGTACTCGGACAAAGCCCTGGACGCCTTGGCCGATATCGCCAGCGACGACAAGCTGACCCCTAATGAGAAACAGGACGCCAAACGGGAATGGGAGATCATCCAGGGCGAGAAACCGATCCTCACAGCCCAGGCCGATACGATCCAACTGAGCACCGCCGATTATCTGAACGTCTACAATGCCCTGAGCGCATACATTACGCCGCTGCTGGCGGATATGACGACGACCTCGACGATCACCGGGTCGGTTTTCAATGCGAGATTCAAAACGTACTACGATGCGAAGACGACGTTGCTGAAAAATATTCAGTACTATTCGTCCGGGCAGTTCCTGATCACTACGATCGACGCTACGGCGCTCGATCCGGATACTTATTATCCGGTAACATTCACTTTATACAATGCTACAGATTATAAAGCGACTTTTAATATCGGAACCGTATTAGGCACGAGCGGGAAGCCTCCCTGGGCCACTCATGCGCAGGGATTCTCATGCAATTGCGCCTGGGAGTCGAACGGGAACCGTTGGGGCACGCTACCCGTCAAAAGGTATATCCATTCCTTTGCTTACAGCTTTGCAGAGAGTACGCCCGTCGGCAGCATCGGACAGGTGATAGAGATATCGATGGAATACATATACGTTCGCGGCGGCGGCAGGTACACGGTGCGTACCTCCGGCGTCCCTTTCATTGAATTGCATCCTTCCGGTTATCATTGGACTTCCGGAAGTTCGTCCGGCGATCTTCCCACCCGGACGTCGATAGAAACGCCGGTCGTGAATCTCGATGCAGCGCAAAAAACAGCCCAAGAGGCTAAAGATGCGGCGGCATCGTTGAACACCACCGTCGCCAGCATGAAAGACTTCACCGACGAAGCCTTTGCCGACGGGATTGTGGATCGCGCGGAAGCGGCATCCATCGAAAAGTATACCAATACGGTCAACGAAACGGGCTCCGCAGCCGATGCCGCCTATGGCAAGCTGTATAACAATCCCTATCTGGGAGGTTCGGCGAAAACGGATCTTGCCACAAAGAAGAGTGCGTTTGACGCAGCTAAAGTAAGTCTTCTGAATGCCATTTCAGCGGCAATTGCGGACGGCAAAGCATCAGAAGCCGAAGTAAGGAACGTGAATGCACAATACACGGAATTCAATGCTGCATACAAAGATTTCACGAGAGCCATAGAAGATGCAAATCAGGCTATTCAGAACGAATTGAAATCCTATTCCGATGCCGCCCAGGATGCTGCCGATGCCGCAGCCGCAAGAGTTGCGGAATTGGAATTTCTGAAATCGGCATTTTCGGATATGACTACGGAGATATCGGACGGTTTGTTGCTTACAGGGTTTGTCGGCGTCCGCGATTCCGCATCGAATATCGTTGCGGGATTATCGGGTATTAACCCGTATTCCGATCTATCCCGATACCCGATACTGTTCGGCGGCGCCACTTCTGCAAAAGCGGCCAACGACGCTAAGTTTCGGTTTTATTCGGATGGGTATTTTGTATTGGGAGGCGACCGGATGGTATTCGAACCGACTACTTCGTCGCTTACAGTACGGGGAGCCATCTATGCAAGCTCCGGAGAATTTCGGGGGAAGGTGTACGCTTCGGGCGGAGAGTTCACAGGGAAAGTGGTAGCAACTTCAGGCGAATTCACGGGGATAGTTCATGCTTCAGCAGGCGAATTTACAGGCACCATAACGGCGAGTTCCGGGAAAGTAGGTGATTTCGTTATCGACAACGGAAACCTTCTTAATACAAAGAATAGCGGCAATATTAAGTTTACCTATGGGGAATCCTATGTTCAGCTTGGGAATGAAAGTTCGTATAATAATAATTATGGCAATTTGACTATCAATGCGAAAGTATCGTCCGGGCTTGTCCGGGCTATAAGTGTGGGCGCATGGGGCGGCACTGATAATATTGCCATAGAAATATGGGATGGAGACATTCGCCTCAATGCCGACGCTAAAATACGAGGGATAGCAACATCGACCAAATATCTTTTTTCCGCAGGCAGCACATATCTAACAAGAGAGGACGATTATATAGAATACAACGGGTCGGAAACGACTCACATTTATCTGCCTTCGACTAACAACGATGGTAAAGTAATTTGGATTAAAAAATCGGGATCTGGTAACATAATAGTTCACGCTTATAATGCCGCCCATTATATCCGAATGGGATCAGGCCCCGTGAAGGATGTTACGATCAATTGGAATAGCGAATGTAAGTTTACATTTATCAACTCTACAAAATTTTGGAATTACGCAAACTACAATAACTAAAATTATGAAGAACATCGATTTAACGAATCTGCGGGTTTATTTGGATTTTGCCAGGACGAAATCCGAGGTCAGGGATTACCGGGTATCTATTGCCGACGCAATCTATGCGGGGTGTCCCGGCATAGAATATCACGCATTGGTACATAAAATTTACGATAACAAAGGGCCAATTCAGCTTTCGGATAGAGAGGCTGAGCTTCTACAAAAGGTGGCCGAGGCCTGCACTCCCGCCGTATACGATGCGATCATGGAGCAATTAACCTAAAACCGTAAACGATGAAATTAGATGCTGGACGCAGAGTGTGTGGATTGATGCTTAGTATCGTAGGGTATTTTACCCCCATAGGACCTTTATTGCTGTGTATTCTTGTTTTCATAGCTATTGATTTCGTGACGGGCTGCTGGGCGAGTTACAGACGATCCAAGAGACAGCATAGAGAATGGTACTTCAGCTCTTATGCTGCATGGCGGACGGTGGAGAAACTATTCTTCTCCCTGGGTACGGTCATGCTAGCTTTCGTGCTGTCAAGGCATGTAATAGGATTCATTCCCAAATCGGAATTATTGCCGAATCTATGCACTGGTTTTATCTGCGGTGTTGAATTTTGGAGTTTTCTGGAAAACGCCGGAGATATTTCCGAAGCCAAGATATTCCGGATAATAAAACGCTACACAATTAATAAAGTACATGAATTTGACGAAGATGTAACAAAGGCTATAGACGAGGATAAAAATCGACAATAAATTTAACAATAAAAATTATGGCAAATATCAGCAAATTGGCTCCCTTTATCCGGAAATGGGAAGGCGGCTTCGTGGACGACCCTTACGATCAGGGAGGCGCGACAAATATGGGTGTGACAATCGCTACATGGCGACAGATAGGTTATGACAAGGATGGCGACGGAGATATCGATGTAGACGACCTTAAAATGCTTACATGGGACGAAGTCGTCTCCCGTGTATTGAAACCGCACTATTGGGATCGGTGGAAAGCCGACGAGATCCGCAATCAATCGCTGGCTAACATCCTGGTCGATTGGGTCTGGGCATCGGGAGCCAACGGCATCAAGATTCCGCAACAGATACTCGGCGTTGCAGTGGACGGTATCGTAGGCCCTAAAACCATTGCCGCACTGAACGCCCGCGACCCCCGCGAACTGTTCGCTCAGATCAAACAGGCCCGGTTAAATTTCGTGGACAATATCGTTCGAAAGAAACCGTCTCAGAAGCGGTTTATCAACGGATGGAAATACCGCATTAACGAAATCAAGTTCGAGCCATGAAAAAACTGGTAGTTATATTGGGAGTGCTTGCCGTATCGTGCTGCCGCCAGGCAATGCCGATCCGCTCGGAGTCGAAAGACAGCGTTCGCGTCGAGTACAAGACCGAATACGCGGAGAAGATACGGATCGATACGGTAAGGGTTCCTGTCCCCGCACAGTCGGCGCAGACACAGACCCGCGATAGTTCATCACACTTGGAAACGGACTTCGCAGAATCGAACGCACGGATCGGTACAGATGGAATATTGTACCATGACCTACGGAACAAGCCGCACACATATCCCGTTGCCGTTCCCGTCAAAGATGCCGAGAAAACAATAATTCGGGATAGTATCGTTTATCGTGACCGGTACAAAGAGATTCCCGTCCCGGCAGATTTGACGAAATGGCAAAAATTTTCGATATGGGCCGGACGGCTTGCTTTATTGGTATTAATCACATGGGTGGGATGGAAAATTTGGGGATTAACAAGGAAGATACGGAATCGTTAAAAAATACCCTTTTTGAATCAAAAGGTACTGCATTTGATACCCACAAACAAGAACAGCGCTGATAATCAATGCAATTCGTACTGTATAAGGGAGTGCGGATATTGTTACGTAAATCGCTATTTGGTCACAAAATAAACGCGTTAACGATAATAATGCTGTATAGTTGTGATGAAAAATACCATCTTGTCACAATAATTTGATACTGCATCCTGGTACTGCATTCTCAATGCCCGTATTCAAAGATAGTTCTTTCTTCGGACAACGTCAACTATTCGATTGATTTTACAAGATCTATTTTTATTTCCTCGTCGATCTCGCGGTACCGGCTGAATGCGCGACTTCCTTCCTTATGCCCGGAAAGAGATCCCACCAGATTGGGGTCTTTCACTTTTTTGTAAAGGTTCCCGATAAACGTGCGCCGGGCCATGTGAGAAGATGCTACATCGCATATCGGTACTTGCTTCTGCTCCTGCGTAACCGTATCCAAAATGGTGACTAATCTATTTATACCGGCGATAGACAGCATTTCTTTAATTGCATCATTGTATTTCTGGGATGATATGTAGGGAAATAGCTTATCCTCATCATTATCATCATACTTATCAAGTATCTCCTTGGCAATAGAATTAAGAGGCACGCGGATCACTTTCGCCCTGTCTTCTATGGTTTTGCGGGGGATGTACTCTATCGCTCCGTTTATTACATTGGATTTAGTTAATGCCATCAGATCGGATATCCTACACCCGATCAAACATTGAAACACGAAAATATCCCGCTGTCGGGCAAGGCTGGGCCTAAATGAAAAATCAAAATGATATAGCGCATTCCGTTCCTCGATAGTCAAATAAAAGGGGGTTCCATATGACGCGTTCTTCATTTCGAAATTCTCATACGGGTAATTATTTGTGTAGCGCTTCGTTTTGCACCAGTGGAAGAATGTACGTAATTTGTTGTGGATCGAAGCAATGGTATTCCTCCCCCTTTGCTTCGGAGTTCTGGTTTCGGGGCAGGCTTCGTATATGTGTTTGTACGCCTGGATGCAGATCACCCCGCCCGATTCGTTGTGCGTAAAAAATGTATGTTCTTTGACCAGAAAATCTTCGAAATCCGAAAGTATTTTAGGCGTTACATCATCTAATGTTAATTTATTCCTGCTGTACAGTTCATACCGTTTTAGGGCCCGGTAAATCACCTTATGATTAGTAATAGTAACATCCGACATTTTGTGCGTCAGCAAGTAATCGTCGAACGCATCGAAGAAGCCAATTTTAGCGTCTTCTTCATCGTCATCATTGTTTTGTTCGCCGTAAAACCTGTACTGAATCTTGGATATAAATTCCTTCGGATCGGGGGCTTTTCTGCAAGTTTTGAACTCTGACAACGTTTCTTTGGCTGCGATCTCCCACTTATCCAAAGTGTCGTTATCCTCGTTGGCTTCGGGATTCGACGTAGTGACCTTTATGCGCTTTTTATTCTGATTCCACATTCTGACAAGACAGGAAACGCCGGTACTTTTCTTGTATTTCTTTCCTTTAAAAGAAACAAGAAGCGCAATCGGTGATCTGTCGCGGGCTTTATTGGTTAGGATGAAGGTTATCATATGTAGAATAAATATATGGGAAAATTAATGCCTTCTCCTACCTTTCTTTGCTTTTATGGATTGCTTAGAATTATTTATTTGTTTTACAAAGTCATATTCGTGTGTGGAAGGAAGTTGGAATGAAAATACAGTACCGTCATTTTTATGTGTGATCGCAAAATCCCCCAGGCTAATGATATCCATTCCTATAAGGACATCAAACCCTTTCAGTATTCCTTCTGATACCCTTAGCGAAGGTATTCCGATATTATTAGGCAACAACAAGTTGACTAAATACATATTAGTTATGGCTTCTCCTTGGGGAGTATACACACGCCCCATACCAATAGGGCTTAAACCCAACTTATCGACGACCACTTTTGTAATCACAGAGTTGGTTGCGCCGGTATCCCATAATGCTTGAAATGTCTTAACCGGGGGATGTTCCCCGCCTCGCACCGGATCATATACCTTACAAATCCCACATCTGGTGATGAGTTTATTTAATCTGATTTTCTCTTCTCGTACTGTAAAAGCAGTCGGATCCATATTAGCGCACAAAAGCCACGCGGGACATGAAATGCTGTGCATACGCTTCATCGCCCGGTGTGCAAAGTTGAATGATAAAATTCCCTAATCCATACTTAGCTTCTGACTCAAAATAAGCTTCTGATTCATTATCATAAACCCCTACGACGGAATTATCCTTTATGACCAGATATTTCCCGTTGTACTTACCTACGAATTCCGTTTGATGGTCAAGGTAATATTGAAATAATGCTTTTAAGTCAGCCAT